CGCGCGCCCGGCGTCCTGCTCGCGCAGCAGCTTCACGCCGTCCGCGAAATAGCTGGCGTTGAGTTCGACCGCCGCACCGCGCCGATCATGCTTCACCGCGCGCAACGGCACGGTCATCAGGCCGCCGAATGGATCGTAGACCAGTTCGCCAGCAGCGCTCCACGATTGGATCGCACGATCGACGATATCGAAGGGCAGCGGACAAAGATGCTGTTCACGGCCCTTGGCTGATTGCAGCGTGTTCGCGCCGAGCATCCGCGCGACGTCGGTCCATACCTCGGGATGCCAGCTTTGCACGGGCATCAGCGCAAAGTCGGTGGGAAGCGACCAGCGCGCCTCCATGCTCTCCATGAGTGCGACGTGCCCGTCATGATCGTAGACGGTGCCGTAACTCCAGCCTCTGAAGAGCTGATAGACCGCGTCCCAGGGCAGGCCAGCGAGATCCTCTGGTGCCAGGATACGATTGCCGTTCGATCTCCAATAGCCCGCAGCATCAGTCTGCCAGCGCGCGCGCGAATAGCCGGTGCCGGGGATCGGCCGCGCCTTCATCGCCTTGACCAGGTCGTCCGCGCGCTTGCTGTCCCACGCGATCACCTCGCCGGTATCGACGATCTCGACGTCCGGCTTGGACTTCGCGACGGGCGTATCGGCATAGCCGTTGCTGCGATCGGTCGGCGGCTTGCGGAAGTGGAGCAGATATTCGGGCAGGCCGCACCCCATGCCCGAGGCGTCCTTGCACTGCTCGCTCCAGCCGAGCCGATAGGTTCCGGCATTCTCGCGCACGACGTCTGTGACGATCGTCGTCATGCCGAGGTAGGCGAAGCCGTGGCGGCGATAGTGATCTATGCAGCGGGCGTGAAAGGGCTCGATAGTGCGAAAACCGAGGCCGGTCATGCCGCTCGGCACGACACGATCCTTGACGTGGATTTCCATGCGGCGGCCGGGCTGGAGAACGCGCAGCAGCTCGGGACTCAAATAGTCCATCTGCGCGAAGAAGTGGTCGAGATCGTCGGTATGGCCGAAGTCGTTGTAGCTCGGCGAATATTCATATTGGGTGCCGAACGGCACGCTGGTGACGATCAGGCCGACGCTCTCGCTCGCCATGTGGCGCGTTTCCAGCACGCTGTCACCGCGCCAGACCTGCCAGGCCGGCTCGTTGGCGCCGACGCGCAGCGCCGTCTCGCTCTCCGCAGTCGGATCGGTGGTGATCGACCGTTCCAGCACGTCGGCCGCGCCGGCGAGGCCGAGGCCGTAGCGCCGGATGATATCGCTCATGCGCGCGCACATCGAATCGTGATCGCGCCACTTGCGCTCCAGCTCGGCGCGCACAGCGCGCTCCGCCTCGGTATAGATCAAGTCGATCAGCACCTCGTGCGTCTGCTGGAACCGCTGCACACGGTGGATCGCCTGTATGAAATCGCGAAACTTGAAGCCGATCCCGAGGAATATCTCCCACCAGCAATGCTTCTGGAAGTTGCCGCCGGCGCCGGCGATTATCGGCTTGGTGGCGAGTTCCTGCGCCTCGCCGGCCTTGAAACGCTTGAATGCGCGCGATCTCTCGTCGAGCGCCTGCGACCCGTAGACCGAGACGACGCCGGGAATGGCCCGCTCGATCGCCGCACGCTCATGCTCAAGATCGTGCCACAATATACGATGCGCCGACGGGTCTTCGGCCCGCAGCTCCATCATCTTCGCGACGCGAGCGTCGACACTGTCACGCTTTTCACGGCTCGCTTCGATCATGCCGATAGCATCGGCCTTGAGCAGCATGTGCTGCCCGGCCTTGTCGACGCCGGCTTTTGCGTGATCGCTCGCCACCTCGTGCCAACGGACGCGCATCGGCGGCAGATCATAGCCCTCGTCGCTATGGCCGAGATCGCTCGGCCGCTGCACGAACGCCGCCCAACTATTCACCCATAGCCAGAACTCGTCGACCTTGTGCGGGTGGATGGTGAGATTGTCGGCTTCCTCGCTGTTGCGGCGGAAGAAGCGCGTCTTGGCCTGCCCGACATCCATCACCTCGAGGAACGCCGCATAGGCGAGCAGCTCGACATATTCGTTCGGGCTGGGTGTGGCTGTTGCGACGAACTTGTAGCGCATGCCGTCAAAAAACCGCATGAACTCGCGGAAGGTCTTGGAACCGCCGAAGGCGCGGAGGCAGTCCGCCTCGTCAAGGCTCGCGGCGCCGAACAGCGTCAGGTCGATCTTGCCTTCGCGCACGCTCTCGTAATTGGTGAGGTACTGGCCGACGAACCCGCGATCGGTCGCAGCGACGATCTCGGCCGTAGTTCGCACGAACAGAGTCTCGACCCCGATCTGCGCGGCATCGTCGGCAAAGGTGCCTTCGAGGATGACGTTGAGCGGCGCCACGATCAACTGCAGGCCTCCGGCCTGCGCGCGAACGAGACGCATCAACTCCAACTGCATGATCGTCTTGTGCAGGCCGAAATTGGCGAAGATCGCACGGCGGCCGCCATTGACTGCCCACGCTACGATGTCCTTGCAGTGCGGCTTGAGCCACGGATGGATATCGGTGGCGGCAACGGGCAGGCCGAGCGGCGGCAGAGTGATGATCTTTGCACGCACGAAGTCGAGATAGTCGGACGCGGCAACGGGATCGGCCGAGAAGACAGCGGGGGCGAGCGCGGCGTGACGCATCACCCGCGCTCCTGCGCGGTGCGCTTGCCGGTGGACACGATCGTGACGACGCGCCGCCGACCCGGTCCCTCGACCGACGTGATGATCTTCTTTTGCTTGCGGAGCAGCGCCACGAGATAGCTCGCGTCACGCTCGCCGAAGCCATCACGTACTAGCCCGGCGTCGATCTCTTCGTTGGTCGGGCAAGGAAGCTGGAATTCCGCCGCACGACGCAGGCGGTCCATGACATGGGCGATATCGCTGCTCTTGACGTAGCCGCCACCAGTCTTGGCGCGCGCGCGGTTTGCGACCTTGCGCATCAGATATTCGCGCCGGCCATCGCTCGCGCGCCAGCGCAGGACCACGAGCCCCCGCTCATAAGCCCTGCGCGCCTCGCGAAAGCCCGGAAGCGCACGCGGCGCATCGGGATCGCCCCAAGCATAAACCTGTTCGCTGCCCGGCTCGGCGTCGCGCGCGAACCGCGCGACGTCTGCCGCCGATATGGCCCCCCGCGCTTCCATCAGTGTGTCGGCATCGCTAGCAGCGAACCGATTCCTGCGTGGAGCCCGACGAGATCGGCCTGATCGAACTGAACAGCCCAATCCGCGCCGCTCAGCAGCACGGCGCTAGGCCCGCGCGAGAGCGTCAGCGTGTCGGACACGCGAACGAATGCGGGCGGCCGATCCGCAGGGGAAGCAGGATCGGCCGCCCTGCCCGAGGCCGGGGGCTGTTTGGCCTCGGGTGTCCGTTTCGGCTTGCCCGGCGACGGGCGCTCCGTCAGTTCGGCGAACATCTCGGGTAGAACCTTGCCGTCTGTCCAAACCGCAATCCGGGCCGCGACGACATCGCCCGGCAATATCTCGGCGGTGAGGACGCGCGCGACAGTATCGTGACCTAGCGCCATCATGATGCAGGCAAGCTGCGGCTTGTCACCAAGCATCCAGCAAGCGAGCGCAACCTGGCCGGCATTGTATTCACCGGCAACGATGCCGCGCTCGTCGCGCAGCGCGCCGATCAGTCTCCACTCGTCAGCGCCAGCCTTGCGCGCGTGATCGACCATGGCCAACAAGCCCATTTATCCCTCCTCAACAATGCGATCGAGCATGGCGTGGAGCGCCATCAGCTCCTCCACTGCTTCCATGATCCGAGCCTGCCCGCGCTCGGCTTCCTCGGGATCGATCCGGCCATCGGCCAGATCGTCGACAAGCTCGCTGGTGACGGCTGCCGCCTTGCGGCTATGGCGCGCGACACCGGCATGGAGATCGGACGCGGATACGGGGCCGGGCGACGGAAGCGGCACGAACACGCCGCCCGCGCGCTGGCACAGCACGCGGGTAACCTGCGGATATCCGGCGGTGCCGCGCGCGACGCCTTCCAGATCGGCCACCGCGTCAATCGGCATGAAGCAATCGTTGTCCGGCCGCTGATATTCGGACAGGCGCCGGAAGTTCGGGCGGCAGAAGCCGTCCGCTTTCTCCACGCCACCAACCGCCGCGATCAGCGCGCCGGCGGCCTGCTTGAGCTTCTGATCCTGCGGCGTGTTCTCGACGCGGGGGGCAGCCATCAGCTACGGCCCCCGACAGAGGGAGAATCACTATGATCGCGATGCTGCCAGATGATTTGCAGCCACGAGTGGAGCGCCGAGAAGATAAGGTGTCGATGATCGTCAACGATCCAGACGCAGCATCCCCAGCCGACGAACTTCACGGTTTCCTGCTCACGCCCGATCAAGCGATCTCCGCCGCCGAAGAACTTATGGCGAGCGCCGGCGAGATCGTCGGCGCGGATGTGGCTGTGACCATCGACGCGGAGACGTTCACAGGAGGCACGCGCACCTTCGCCGGAGAGCCCGTCCACATGGTTATCGCAACGGATCGTGATCAGCGGACTGTTCGGATCGCTTTCCATGAGGACGCGCTTCGGAAACTCGCCGCTCAAATCGCGCTTGTTCTCGGCCAAGGCGAACCGAAGTTCCGGCACTAGCCGGACAGGTATCCGCCGCGCATTAGGTTCTGAGGACGCCGTCATGCCGTCGCCCCTTGCTGCGCTGCGGAAAAACCGATGCCGTTTCCGGTTTCGGCGCGCGATGCGACGTCGCTAGGGATCGCATCGTCAGTGGCGGCCACGGGGGCGTAATGCAGGATTTTTCGATAAATCAGACCGTCGAGCGCAAGCAAAGTGCGCTCGTCAGGTTTGTCACAATTTTCTAGCCGCGAGACGGTTGACTGCGTGACGCCGAGCCGCTCCGCAAGCTCGCCTTGCGTTAGCCCTAGCCGATTTCGTGTGTCGCGAACGATGCTCATGCATCGCCTCTATGCGCATACGAATATGCGCGTCAAGCGTGATATGCGCCTGCGAATAGGAGAATCCTGCATGCGCGACCTAACTGCTGCGATGTCACAGATCATCGCCGCCAACGTGAAGACCCTTCGAACGTCGCTTCGGCTCAACCAAACTGAGTTCGGCGAAATACTCGACGTCAGCCAGGGCACCGTTGCGCGCTGGGAGAATGGCTCGGAGCCTAAGAACGATCGCCTCGTCAAGATGGCGGAACTAGCACGCTGCGGCGTCGCAGATTTCACGAGCCGGCTGCTTTCGAAGCTGGAAGAGGAAGGCGAGGAGCGGACCAGCCCCTCGTCTCCTGCCATTTTCCTTCCAGTCTTCCTTCCTAGTGAAGGAGCCCTGACCCAGATGTTCGATGGCCTGCTCGGGCTGCTGGCGGCCGAAAAGGATCAGGCCGTAATCGCTCGAAGGCTCGCTCAGCTTCTTCCAAGTGCGCTTGCACAGACCGTATCTCGGATGCGATTTCAGCAGACGGACGCGGACGACGCGATTGCTCGATTAGAAGGCGCTCAACCTCGCGAGCAAACCACTGAATCGACGAGACCGTAACAGCGCACCGGATGCTGCACGACTCGCAATTTTGACTACAGCCAGCGTTTGACTGCATCGACGTTGAAAGCATCTCCACACAAGTCCCCCTAGGCGTTCCCGAATCGTTCCTTGCAGAACGAAATCCTACATTGCCAACATAATCGACGACCATTTGGCGCCGGAGCCTAGGTGCCGCCAATGCGTGTAAAATGCGCTTACGCATATTTTGGCATTGTGTCTATGCGTATGCGCATATATGAGCCTCCTATTCGTCAGGGAGGTTCCGATGCAAGATCGACCAGAGATCATCCAATTCCCCTCTCGCCGCGTCCAGCGCGAGCGTGCCCGTGAACTCCGCGCCGAGCGGACGGGCTTGTTCTGCATGGCCTGCTCGGCGGCACTGAGCATCTACATGCTCGTCCAGCTCGGCCGCGCCGTCATCGCGTGGGTGCTCTGATGGGGCCGATCGTCATTTACGGGCCACCGCGCACAGGCAAGACGTTCCACAAGGAAGCCTTCGCTGCACATTTCGGCTGCGATCGCGTCATCGATTTCGATGACGATCAGCACCGCAAACAGGAGATCGGCGCCGGCGCGCTCGTTCTGATGCAGCAAAAGCCCCGCCCGATGGCGGCAAGCCTTGCGAACGCGACGGTCTATTCGATCGAGCAAGCCCGCGCGCTGATCGGCATCGGCCCTGTCTCGTCAATTCCTGCGGTTGGCGAGCCCCGCCCACGGACGCTCCGGCCACCCGAACCTGGCATCTACCTCTTTGCGGAGGTAGCGGCATGAACGCCGATTCAACGACGCACGGCCGCATCCTCGTCGCGTGCGAATTCTCGGGCACGGTGCGCAATGCGTTCCTTGCCCGAGGACACGACGCATGGTCCTGCGATCTGCTGCCCGATGAATA